CGAGGTGAAATCGGACCGCAGGGCGAGAAGGGTGACACCGGTGAGCGCGGCCCGCAGGGGCCGCGTGGCGCCACAGGCCCGCAGGGTCCGAAAGGCGAGCGCGGTCCGCAGGGTATACAGGGCGAGACCGGCCCACGTGGCCCGCAAGGTGTGCAGGGTGCCCAGGGCCCGAAGGGCGATACCGGCGAGGGTTTTTCCATCTCGAAGGTTTACACCAGCTACGAGGCAATGCAGGCTGGGTGGAAGGTCGACGGTGTGGCGGTCGGCGGCTTCGCGATAATCAGCTCGAATGTCGAGGACCCGCACAATGCTGAGCTGTACGTAAAGACGTCCAACGGCTATTCGCTCATCGCAGACATGAGTGGCGCGACCGGCGTCAAGGGCGACCAGGGCCCGATGGGTGCGCAGGGCCCGGTCGGCGCGACCGGAGCTGCGGGGGCAACTGGCCCGCAAGGCCCGAAGGGAGCCACCGGCGCAACCGGTCCGCAGGGCCCCAAGGGCGAGACGGGGGCGACCGGCGCAACCGGCGCGAAGGGCGCAACTGGCCCAACGGGGCCACAGGGCGTGAAGGGCGAGCAAGGCGAGCGCGGCCCGCAGGGTATACAGGGCCCGAAAGGCGAGAAGGGTGACACCGGTGAGCGCGGCGACTCTGGCGTCACCGTACCGCTGTCGGGGTTCTTCTCGCTGACGGTCGATTCTGACGGCAACCTTTGGTCGCACGTGGCAGACGGGGCGGCAGCCCCGCCGCTCTCATACGACTCGTCTACGGGCGAGCTTTACTACGAGATAGGTGAGTGATCATGGCGAAATACCTTGTAGGTAACATCAAGGGCCCCAAGGGTGATACTGGCGCGACAGGACCACAAGGACCCACCGGCGCGCGAGGCGCTACGGGGGCTACTGGCCCGCAGGGTCCGAAAGGCGACGCGGGCGCTACAGGACCGCAAGGGCCAACGGGCAAGCAGGGGCCGACAGGCCCCACTGGCCCCGCTGGCTCGCAAGGACCGCAGGGCATCCAGGGGCCTGAAGGCCCGACAGGCCCGCAAGGGCCGATGGGCCCGCAGGGGCCAGGCGGCGGCGAGATCCAGGACACGAGGAACGACGACCAGCCGCCGAGCTGGTATATGAAGAACCACCCGAGGGAGACTGTGGTCGAGTTCAAGACAGCGAAAGCCATCGGGCTCTCGAGCGGCGAGACCTATGCGGCCCTTGTCACCTTCGTGCAATGGGGCGACAAGACCGGCGGGTACCCGAAGCAGGTCGCTATGAACGGCGCAGATATATGGTGGCGGCGCGGCGGGTCGGACTCTTCGTGGACGGCGTGGCAGCACATCCTCGATACCCTCGACCCAAAAACGACGTGGACCATGGCCCATCGTGTCGGCGAGTACTTGGAGACGAACGGCTCGTTAGACCCGAACGACATCGGCGGCACATGGGTGCAGGTACCGAGTATCGGGCCGCACACGTGGCTCAGGACTAATTAAAGGAGAGAACATGGCAAAGACAGAGAATTTCACCCACTACACCTGCGACCGATGCGGCGCGGACGCGTACCTCCAGCAAGGTGCTGCGGCGGCTGGTGACTGGCGCGAGGTCGAGCGCTTCGACCAGTACGGCAGCAGGGCCACGCGCCTGCTGTGCAAGGGGTGTACGGACGAGTACAAGAAGCTCGCCGCCAAGCACGACGGCGAGTTCCAGCAGTTCATGAGCAACGCGAAGGGGTAGTAACATGGCATTTGAAATCGTGGACGGCATGACGGGGACCAAGCACATCAGCTCGGACGACCTGTCGGCATTGAACATCGCCACCATCGGCAAAGCAAACTGCGTGCTGGAGTACGGTGACGATTTTAAGCTCACGATGGCGAGCGCGAACAGCGCGACGCTCGGCACCGGTGTAGGTATGGTCGGCGGCAAGCGCTTTTGGAATCAGGCGGCAACCTCGCTGACGGTCCAGTCTGGCACGCAGGGCCAGAAGCGTAACGACCTCGTCGTAGCCCGCTACGCGAAGACCGGCGCGGGCATCGAGAGTATCACGCCCGTCGTCATCAAGGGCACGCCCAGCACGGGGACGGCGGCGGACCCCGCGACGACCTCGAACGACTTGAAGCTCTGGCGCATCCCGTTGAACGGTATCAGCGTCGGCACGCCAGTCAAACTTTTTGACACAGTGGCCTCGCTCGCCACGCTCAAGGATTTTGTATTCCGTGTCTTGGCGAGGCCGGGAATCACTTACAACGGCACGGTGACCGTGCCAGGGCTCAAGAAACGTGCAGTGGTTATTGTCGTCTTCTCGCGCGGACAGCACGCCGTTATGCCCACGACGGACGGGAATCACGTCGTGTCTGGCGCAATGGGCGGCGACATCGGCTATTCGGTTACGACGGCCAGCACGATAGCACATGTGTCCGGCGAGACTGTGACATTCGAGAAGGTCGGGTACAACACATACCTGTCATCCGGGCTCGGCTCCACGCTTACGCTCGGTGCCGGCGACAAAGAGACAATCACCGCGATATACGGCTAGCATTCCGTATATCACGTCAATACTAGTACGGAGAACATTTGTCGTTTAAGAGGTATTGATTCAATGTTTGAATATATAGCGACGACGGTCGTGACCACGATTATGGGTACGATAATCGGTTGGTTACTGAATGCAATCAAAACCAACACTGGGCGATTGTATAACCTGTCGCGTCGTGAACACGAGGAACGCGTACAAAATCGTGCTATGCTCGGTGAGCTACTATTTTACCGACTCGAAGATCTACACCGGCGATTTGTCATTGAAGGGCATCCATGCTCAGCTGCTGAAAAACAGCAAGTAGATGATATATATCATCATTATCATGATGAATTGGGGCTCAACGGGCCGGGTACACACATGTATAATGAAATCATGGATGCGCATCAAGACTAAGGGGTAATTATGCAATACCTTCTGCCCGATAAGGCATATAACATTCTCAAGTGGGTCGGCCTCGTTGCCTTGCCCGCAGTAGCGACTTTTGTCGGTACCGTCGGTACCGCCGTCAATTGGGAGCCGACTGGCATCGCAGTGACGGTGATCACCGCCGCGGGTACGCTCGTCGGCGCACTCCTCGGTGTGACGACCGCGACGGCGAAACCGGCGAGTGAGTAATGATGGACAATGTTATTGGAAGGGTGAGTGATTTGGGTATCAAGGCAAATGCCGATGTGGCTGGACGTCTGCCTAAGCCTCACCCTACTCGGCGAGTGCATATCGTTCGACGATTGGTACTAGCCGCCAGTACTGCCGCTATCGCACTGGCACTCGCAGTACCGACAACAAGTTATGCCTACGAGCGCATCACCAATTACGTTAGCAATGGGCACGGGCCGCTGTCACCGCAATACCTCGTGATCCACGAGACGGCTAACCCGGGCGCGAGCGCATGGAACCATGTGCTTTTGTGGTCACGTGACGACACCTACGCAGTACACGACGTCATGGAGCTCGATGGCTCCAAGGTTTACGACACGGTACCGCAAAACCGCCTGTGCTGGCATGTCGGCAACGGCAATTGGTGTACGATCGGCATCGAGCTGGCACACGCCACAAATGCCACCGACTTCGCCAAGCAATGGACTGAGGCCGTGAAGTGGGCAGGCGATACACTCCGCGCACGCGGTTGGGACACCAGCCGCCTGCTCAGCCATTACGAGGCCGCACGTATCTGGGGCGGGTCTGACCACACTGATCCGGTCGGTTATTTCCGTCAGTATGGCAAGACTTGGAGCGATTTCAAGCGCGACGTCGCCGCCTATATGGGTAGCGGCTATATCGCGCCGATCGCACCTACTGACGGCAACGGCGGCACGTACCAGCCGTCGACTTCTGCCACGCGCACGAGCTTCCCGAAGTCTACGGGCAAGAGCGTGAATATCCACTATGCACTCCATAACCGTTACGGGGCGTGGAATAGTGCCGTCACCAATTTCAACGACTCCAACAGTGAGGGTTTTGCCGGTGTGCCGTACGGCCCCCACGACATGCTCATCGCATGGGCAGACAGCGGTACCTTGCGCTACCGCGTCCACACCAAGGAAAGCGGTTGGCTCGGTTGGGTCCAAGCAGCCAACTATAACGACAGCGTGAACGGCATGGCAGGCATCTGGGGCCAGACTATCGACGGCGTGCAGATGTACTACATCACGCCTAACGGTGACTACAAGCAGGTCTACTACCGTAGCCAAGACGTTGCCCACGCCGGGTACTGGGATGAGGTCTGCGATGACGGCTCCACCTATGGCGGCGATGATTACGCCGGTATGTACGGTTACGCGCTCGACCGCCTGCAGGCTTATATCTCAGACGGCACCCGCCGTTGATGGAGGATTGGAGAAAGCATGATGTTCGGTAACTACAATGCGTATCAACCTGTCGGCACACCGCAGCAATTCGTCATGGACTAGATGCAGCAGTTTCAGCAACGCGCCCAGATGCAGCAGGGAATGCAGCTGATCCGTGTCACGGGCATGGACGGGGCCAAGGCATACCAAATGCCACCGAACTCCGTCGTGCCCCTGTTCGACGCAGATAACGACATCATGTATGTTAAAAGCACGGATAGTGCCGGGTTCCCGACCATCCGTGCTTTTGCATTTCAGCCGATCGAAGACAAGCCAGAACCGGTGCAGCAATACGTGACACGTGATGAATTCGATGCAGCGATGAAGCATCTGAGGGAGGCGATCGACAATGGCGAGTAGCCTATTCGGCGGCGTACAGAAGCCAAACCCATTGCGATCGGCTATGCAGGCTGTCAATATGATGCGCAATGCAAACCCAGAGCAAGTCATGCACCAGATGATGCAGAGCAACCCGCAGTTTGCGGAATTCATCAATGCGAACAAGGGCAAGAGCCCCGAGCAGATTGCGAGTGAGCACGGTATTGATATAAACGCAATTAAGCAGATGTTTGGGTAGTAAAGCGGAGCGTACGACCGTCGACCTACTTGAGCATATATAAGATGTCTAGTGTTAGAAAGGAATTGAGATGTCTATGTCTGAGTATTCACTTTCCGACATCGCGGCTGCTTCCGGCGAGTCCGGCTTCGGCGGCAACAATGCATGGTGGGTGATCATCCTCTTCGCGATGATTTTCGGTTGGGGTGGCAACGGCTTCGGTGGCAACCGCAACGCCGGCGAGCAACCCGTAACTGAGGCCGGTTTGTGCAACGCCATGAATTTCAACGACCTGGCTAATCAGGTCGGGCGCGTGAACGACATGATGCAGACGCAGTTTATGCAGACCAGCCAGGGCCTCGCATCTGTCGGCTACGAGAACCTCCGCAACTTCGCGCAGACGCAGGATACCATCAAAGACGGCAACTACTCGCTGTCGTCCCAGCTGGCAGATTGCTGCTGCACCACCCAGCGTGGTATCGACTCCGTCAATTACAACGGCGCCATCAATACCGCCGCGATTCAGAAGACCGTCACCGAGCAGACGCAGAAGGTCCTCGACACGATGTGTGGCAACCGTATGGCCGATATGCAGAACCAAATCAACCAGCTGCAGCTCCAGCAGGCGCTCTGTGGTGTCGTGCGTTACCCTAACACCTTCGCCTATAACGCCGGCCCGAGCCCGTTCTGCGGTAACGGCTGCTGCTGCGGTACGGCAAACATCTAAACGAACATTCGATCGATAAGGCATTTCCGCCTGGGTAAGATAGGGGCATGGCTCAGGCCGTGCCCCTATTTCAATAGAAAGGATAAATCATGTCGTGCAAATCTGCAATCTACACCGCCGACCCGTCTAGTACCGTACTCACGCTGTCTACGACTGCAGGTACGGCTATCCCGCTCGGTACGACTGTCCGCCGTTTCGGCTGCAATGCCGTCCTGTCGGGTAACGGCGTCCTGCTTAAGGGCCAGGGCTATTTTGATGTCGATGCCAGCGTCACGTTCACGCCTACTGCTGCCGGTGCATATACCGTCACGCTGTCGAGACGGGTATGCGTGAGTGGTGTAAGTGGGAACACGAAACGAAGGAACTCTATGCGAAGTCGGCCAAAGACCTCTATGATGCGGGTGAAGTCGCCGCGGCACACATGATCTGCGAGCTTGTGCGAGACGTCGACGACGAATGCAAGCATGCCGACCGCTTGGCGCTCAAGCTGAGTGCTGTCGATTACGACATGCAAGTCATCATGCCTATGCAGCACGAGCTGCACGAGAAATATAGGAAGAAGCTACATGACGTCGGGAAGAAACTCAGTTAGGGGTGAATGGAAATGGTATCGATCGAGATCATCGAAGAGGAGATCCTCGACCTGGAGAAGCGCGACACGTCTTATGCCGTATGCGAAAGGCTGGCGTGGCTGTATACCGTTCGCGACCACCTCAAAAAGCCTGCCGCAGATGCCACGGTGATGGAACAGCGCATCACTGACGAGCTCACTGGGTCTGAGTTCTTGAAAGCGGCGTCCAATGTGGACTATGCGGCACTCATGGGAGTACTCGACAACCACATGTCGTGCATCAAAGCCGTCTGCCCGAAGAAATACGATGCAGTCATGTCGCAGATCCACGCGCTACGGTAGACATTACCTGTCAAACAGTGTCAAACACCTGTCACACTCCTAAAAGGGCCAGTGTGACAGGTATTTGCATCTCTACGTCGTATTTCTTGCCACCTGTCAAGCTGTCAAACAACTAGGGGCCCTATATTAGATATTTTTATATCTATATTTCTTAGGCCTAAGAAATATAGATATAAAAGTCAAATTATCTGAGAATAGGGGAGAAAACTGTGTGACAGTGTGACAGGCGGTAAGAAATACGACGTAGAGATGCAATTTACTGTCAAACAGACCTCAAACCGGCAGTGTGACAGGTGTTTGACAGTGTGACAGGTGTTTAAAAAAAGTCATAAATAATCGAATAAATCGAAAGAAAACGTAGTATAATGAGGTTCGCCGATCGAAGGAGGTGAAAGATGAAAAGCCTATTTGAAACGATCCGCGAGTTCGGCGATACCCAAAGCGGGCTCGCACGAATGCTCGGCATCACCGAATCCACGTTGTCGTGGAAGATCAACGGCAAAGCCGAGTTCAAGCAGTCGGAGATCAAGGCTATCGCCGACCGGTACGACTTGACGGGCGAGGAAATCAAGTCGATGTTCTTCGCGTAATGGGCCTGTTCGCTTACCAGCAGGCGGCACTTGACCGCGTCAAAGGTAAACGCAATTGCGCGTTCTACCATGACATGGGCCTCGGCAAGACGTTCACCGGTGCAGAGAAATTGATGTCGGACAAGTGTTGGCATTTGGCCTTAGTCGTATGCCAAAAGTCGAAAGTCGCCGATTGGGTCGGCCATTTCGCGAACTACTATGACATCGACGTCGTCAATTTGACCAAGCCGCATGCTATGGAAGGTTTCGAACGGCGCATCGGTGACTCGCATGCACGAGACGCAGTCGGTGTGATCAATTACGACCTGCTGTGGAGACGCCCGGAACTTCAGGCGTTGAAGTGCTTCGCATTGATGTTCGACGAGTCGTCGCTATTACAGAATAAGTCATCGAAGCGCACCAAGGCCGCGATGAAACTGGCTGCAAGGGCAAATGAGCTCGTCTTACTGTCTGGCACGCCCGTCGACGGTAAATACGAACGTCTGTGGACGCAGCTGAACATGCTCGGCTGGCATATCGACGAGAAACTGTTTTGGCGGCAATATGTCGAATCGGAGACGACGATGCGTGAGGGTTTCCCGATCACGAAGGTGACGTGTTACAAGAACGAGGAGAGGCTGGTGCGCAAGATGAAGGAGCTCGGTTGCGATTTCCTCAAGACAGACGACGTCATCGACCTACCGGATCAGCGTTTCATCCGCATCGACGTGCCGATGAGCGAGTATTACCACAAGTTCGCCAAGACGAATGTGATCACGGCATTCGGCCGCGATTTCGTCGGCGATACAGTGTTCGGTGACCTCACGGCTAAACGCCAATTGGCGGCTGCGTATTCGCGCGCCAAATTCGAGGCCTTCGGCGATTTGTTGGACGGCACGAGTAAACGGCTCGTCGTGTTCTACAATTTCGACGTCGAGCTCGAAGGGCTCACGGCGGAGTTGGAGAAGCGGTACAGGTCGTATGGCGTGCTTAACGGCAAGGCACACGATTTATCGCCGTTTTTCGATACCGACGACGGGGTCGCGCTCATCCAATACCAGTCTGGTGCCATGGGTGTGAACCTGCAGCAAGCAGACACGTGCATCTATTTCTCGCCGCCTTTGGCATCGTCGCTCTTCGAGCAGTCGAAGAAGCGTATCCACCGCGTCGGCCAAGACAAGCCATGCACGTATTACGAGCTTGTATCTAAAGGCACTGTCGAAGAGAAGATCTACGATACGTTGGCTATGCGACGCGACTACACTGAGAAGCTGTTTGCGATGGGAGGTGACTAGTTGGCAGGGGAAAAGAACTTCGAAAACCGTCTGAAACGGTGGCTTGAGTCGCAAGGCGTATGGCATGTCAAGTTTTTTGCTAACCGCAACACACGTGCTGGCGTGCCGGACATTTTGGCATGTGTCAACGGCCGTTTCGTCGGTATCGAGCTCAAAGGCCCAAACGGCAAGCCGTCGCCGCTGCAGGTCTACCACTGCGGGAAGATTACGGAGAGTGGCGGTATAGCCGTCATTGTCTGGCCGGATGATTTCGCCCAATTCAAACGGCTAGTATCACGCCTGAAGGAGAAAGGAGGAAACTGCGATGTTCAAGACCTCATATTCGAGGGTCGGTACCTTCACCCAGTGCCCGCATAAGTTCAAGCTCAACTACGTTGATGGCCTTAAAGTGCCGTTCAACTGCGATGCTGCGAACCCGCTCGTGATCGGCACCATGCTGCATGAGTGCATCGAAGTCGGTATCGACGAGGCCATCGCGAACTATAAAGTCGTGTACCCCGTCATGACTGATTTAATGGAGAACGAGCTCATGAAGATCCGCGTGCTCGGCCGACGCGCCCGCGAGCTCGCATGGGGCATGTTGGACGACGACACGGACCCGGTATTTGAGGTGAAGGTTGAGGACGACAGCGGTTTCATCGGGTTTATCGATATGCTCATCCCGCGTGGCAAGGGCCTGTGGACGATGCTCGATTTCAAGTATTCGAACAACGTAGATAGGTACCTCGAAAGCGGACAGCTGAGCGTCTACAAGTATTTCTACGAGAAGACGCACCCCGGTGAGATCATCCAAGACATGGCGTTCCTGATTGTGCCTAAGACGATGATCAGGCAGAAGAAGACCGAAGACCTCTACCAATTCCGCGAGCGCCTCGCCGCGACGTTGGAAGACATGTGGCCGGCTCTCTACCGTGTCGAGTATGACCCTCAAAAAGTCGCCGATTTCGCAGTCGACACATGCACGATGGCGAATGCCATCGAATTCCCGAAACATGAGTCGCGCCTGTGCGACTGGTGTGATTACAAAGATTTCTGTCTAGGAGGAAATGACATGCTTATCCTACCCACGAACGCACGCCGCCCTGAGGCTGTCATCACCGACCCCGATATGTGGATCTACGCCGACAGTTATGTCGGCAAGTCGACTTTCGTCGACCACTTCGACGACGTGCTGTTCATCAACACCGACGGCAATGTGTCCAATATCACGAGCCCATACATCTCAATTGCTGACGAGCTCGTCCACGAGGGGCGCATGACCAAGAAGATCCTGGCCTGGTCGAAGTTTCGTGAGGTAATCGACGAGCTCGAGAAGCATGAGAACACGTTCAAGGTTATCGCGCTTGACCTCGTCGAGGACCTCTACGAGCACTGCCGTTTCTATGTGTTCGACCAACTCGGCATCAAACACGAGAGCGATAGTGGTTATGGTAAGGGCTGGGACATGGTACGCACTGAGTTCCTCAGCCAGATTAAGCGCCTCAAGTCCCTCGGCTACCGCGTCATCTATATCTCTAAGGAGCTCGTCACCGAGATCACGTACGCCAACGGCTTGAAGGTCTCGACATTCAAGCCTAACCTGCAAGATAAGGTCGCGAACGTGCTCGCCGGCACCGTCACTATGACGCTCCGCGCATATATGGACGAGCGCGGCCATTTCCTCCAGCTCCGCAAGAACGAAAACGTTTTCGGCGGCGGCCGTATCGATTTCAAGCGTAACCGCTGCGACCTTACCGTCGAGGCGTTCAACGCTGCACTGCTCGAAGCACAGGGCACGAAGGCCGAGGCCGAGAAGCCGAAGGAACGCAAGAAGGCAGAGCCTAAGCCTGAGGTTGAGGTTGAGGTTGAGGGTGAGACTGAGACCGAGGTCATCGAGGAGCCTGACGCCACGGAAGAGAAACCGAAGCGTCGTGTGCGTAAGGCCAAGCCTGTCACCGAGGAAGAGCCGCCGTTCGACACCGAGGAAGCCGCGGAGCCCGAGGCAGTCGAGGAGAAGCCGAAGCGTCGCACCCGTAAGCGCCGCGTCGTCGAAGAGTAAACAGTAGTTAACACCTGAAAGGATATATCATGGACTTCAGCAAGTTTGACAAGATGGTCGACATCGACGGCCTCAAGAAGGACATCGCCGACGCCGAGGTAAACGGCGGCGCCGATTTCAAGGACGTGCCGCACGGCAGTTATGAGGTCGCGATCGACAAGCTCGAGCTCACCGAGACCAAGAAGACCGGCAAGCCGATGGCGTCATGCTGGATGAAGATCGTGAGCGACGGCGAGTTCAAGGGCCAGCGCATTTTCATGAACCAGGTTATCACGCAGGGCTTCCAGATTCACATCATGAACGCTTTCCTCCGTTCGCTGCTGCCTGAGGGTTCCGACATCGACGTCGAGTTCACCAGTTACGCAGAGTACAACGACTTGATGCTCGATATTGCTGAGTATGTCGACGGCAAATTCGAGTATGGCTTGGAGTACGGCGAGAACAACAAGGGCTTCGACACCTTCCAGATCACTGATATCTTCGAGCTTGACTAGGTGCGGCGATGCTTAATTTCTACGACTTCGAAGTTTTCAAACACGACTGGATGGTCGTAGTCATCAACCCCGTCACTCACGATGAGCGCGTCATCATCAATGATGCCGACGCGCTCACCGCGCTCTACGAAGGGCACAAACGTGAGATCTGGGTGGGTTACAACAACCTTCATTATGACCAGTTTATTTTCAAAGGCATCTTGTGCGGTTTCGACCCGAAGGCGATCAATGATTTCATCATCGCCGAAGGCAACAAGGGCTGGCAGTATTCGAGCCTGTTGCGCAAGGTGTACATGGTCAATTACGATGTATTCCACCCGCGTACCGACAGGGGCCTCAAGACACACGAGGCGTACCTCGGCAACGACATCTGCGAGACGACGGTGCCGTTCGACATCGACCGCAAATTGACCGAGGCGGAGATCGCCGAGACCGTGAAATACTGCCGCCACGATGTCGAGCAGACGATCGAGGTATTCATGCAGCGCAAAAGCGAATTCGACGCCCGCATGGACCTGCTCAAAATGTTCGACTTGCCGTTGGTGTACCTCGGCAAGACCGACGCACAGCTCACGGCGATCATCTTGGGTGCCAAGCGGCCTGCACGCCCACGCGACGACGAGTTCGACATCGTGCCGTTGCCGTGCCTCGACCTCGGCCCGTATGATTTCATCCGTTCGTGGTACCTCGACCCGGCGAATCAAGATTACTCCGCGACGCTCGATTTCGACATTGCCGGTTGCCCCCACAAGTGTGCGTGGGGAGGCTTGCACGGTGCGCTCGCGCAGTACGCCGGCGAGGGTTATTTCATCAACGTCGACGTCGAGAGTTATTACCCGGCCGAGATGATCGCGCACGAACTGCTATCGCGTAATGTGCATGATCCGTCGAAATTCAAGGATATTCGAGACCACCGTATCGAATTGAAGCACGCGAAAGACCCGCGCCAGAAGGCATTGAAACTCGTCGTCAACGGCACCTACGGCGCCAGCAAAGACAAGTTCAATGCACTCTACGACCCGCGGCAAGCCAACATGGTCTGCGTCAACGGCCAGCTCATGCTCATCGACCTCATGCACAAGCTCGTTCGCGACGTCGGTGCCGAGATCATCCAGAGCAACACCGATGGCGTACTCATCCGCATGCCTGACGGTTTCAAAGGCGGGCCTGATGCATTTTACGACCGAGTCGACGACGTGGCCTATGAGTGGGAGCACCGCACAGGTATGGGCTTGGAATTCGATGAGTTCACCCGCGTCTACCAGAAGGACGTCAACAACTACGTCCTCGTGGCGGCAGACGGGTCGATGAAGACGAAAGGCGCGTACGTCAAGAAGCTGGGGCCGCTCGACTACGACCTCGCCGTCGTCAACAAGGCGCTCGTCGAGTTCATGGTGCACGGCGTGCCCGTCGAAGACACGATCGCCGCCGACGATGATCTGATCGATTACCAGCGTGTGGTGAAGGTGTCCGGCAAATACAAGTACGGCGTGCATGGGCATGAGCGGCTCACAGATAGATGCTTCCGCGTCTTCGCATCTACGCGCGAGTCGGACGGCATGATCGGGCGCGTCAAGGCCGGCAAGGCCAAGCCGGAGAAGTTCGGCAACACGAGCGAGCACTCGTTTATCGACAACGGTGACGTGCATGGCAAGAAGTGCCCGAGCCATTTGGACAAAAGTTGGTATATCCAACTTGCGAAAACGCGACTAGCGCAGTTTGGGGTGATGTGATGGACCGTCTATTTATCGGATATGTGAAGCTCAACGGCAAGAAGTGTGCGCAGAAGCTGAAGGACGGCCGATACCTCACATTGGCCCAGGCACGCAAACTCGACGGTTACGGTGGTGTGTTGGCGCCTGAGACGATTTTAGTCGATGTCGACGACATGGCGCAGAGCGAGAAGCTGATGGACATCATCGAGGCCGAGCAGGTCGCATGCAAGGTCGTCGCGACGACACGCGGCAAGCATTTCTATTTCGTCGGCTACCCCCGTGGTATGAAATGCAAGACGCATGCACGCCTGGCCGTCGGCATCGACGCAGACATTAAAGTCGGGTCGAAAGCCACGTACGGCAGTTTGAAAGTCGACGGCCACGAGCGCGACGTGATCTACGACATCGAGCCTGATGAGGATTACGACGAGCTGCCGTGCTGGCTTAGGCCTGTGCCGTATACGCCCGAGTTTGGCGAGATGGAAGAGGGCGACGGCCGCAACCAAGCACTGTTTAACTACATCTTGACGCTGCAGTCGGAGGGTTTCACGAAAGACGAGGCGCGCGAAACCCTGGGCATCATCAACCGGTACATGTTCGAGAAGCCCATGGAGCAGCAAGAACTGAGCGTCGTCTACCGCGACGACGCTTTCGCCGAAGACGTTTTCTTTCACAAAGGCACGTTCCTGTTCGACAAGTTCGCCGAGTACCTCAAGAACGAACACCGTATCATCAAGATCGGCCATCAGCTCCATGTATACCGCGACGGCGTCTATGTATCGGGCAATCTGCTCATCGAGAACGCGATGATTCGGCATTTGCCTATGCTGTCGAAGGCCAAGCGTACCGAAGTGCTTAATTACCTCGACGTGCTCATCCAAGACGACGCACCCGCTGCCGATGCCGATTACATCGCGTTCGCCAACGGCGTGTATGACCTCAAGACGGGTGAGCTCATGCCGTTCTCGCCGGAGTTCGTGATAACGAACCGCATCCCGTGGGAGTACGACCCGACGATTTGGTCTGAGTTCACCGATAAGACGCTGCGCCGCCTCGCCTGCGGCGACGACGGGATCTACTCATTGCTGGAGGAGGTCATCGGCTACCTGTTCTATAGGCGCAATGAGCTCCGTAAGAGTTTCATCTTGGTCGGTGACAAGGCCAACGGCAAGTCGACGTATCTGGATATGCTCAAGACCCTGCTCGGCGACAGCAATACGTCGGCCCTCGATTTGGCCGAGCTTGGCGAGAGGTTCAAGACGGCGGAGCTGTTCGGCAAGCTGGCCAACATCGGCGACGACATCGGCGATGAGTTCATCGCGAACCCGGCGATCTTCAAGAAGCTCGTAAGCGGTGACCGCGTCAACGCCGAGCGTAAGGGCCAAGACCCGTTCGATTTCGCCAGTTATGCCAAACTACTGTTCTCGGCGAATTCCATGCCGCGCATCAGGGATAAGACCGGCGCGGTGCTCGACCGCATCGTACTCGTGCCGTTCAAGGCGACGTTTTCGAAAGACGATCCTGACTTCGACCCCTATATTAAGTACAAGCTCCATTCACCAGAGGTCATGAGTCATTTGATCAACATCGGCCTCAAGGGGCTCGAGCGTGTGTTGGCGAACCGCTCATTCACGATGCCAGATGTCGTAGTCAGGGAAATTAAGGATTACCACGTCGCCAACAATCCGGTCCTCGGTTATTTCGCAGACACGCCTGTCGACGAGGTGGTGAACGAATCGACGGCGTTGGTATACGACTACTATATGGCCTGGGCTATCAGGAACAACTTGAAGCCACTCGGTCAAAACGAGTTTACACGCCAGGCTAACAAGTATTACGGGCTGGCGAGTAAAACGTGCCGTGTCAACGGCAAACGCGTACGCATTTTCGTAAAGGAGTAAACCATGCCAATTATCATCGAAGGCCCTGACGGTGCCGGCAAGTCCACGCTTGCGAAGTCATTGGCCGATGCACTCGACATGAACATTTTGAAGATGACCGCCAACGGCGGCCAGTCGGTGCCGGAGTATGTGCAGAAGCTCAAATGTGACGGCGTCATCATCGACCGTTGCTGGGTGTCGGAACAAGTATATTCCGACCTATTCAAGCGCGAGCCACGTATCGATAACGACGACGCGGAGGCGTTGACGGAGTTCTGCGGGCTCACAGGTGTCCCGATCATCGTGCTTTTGCCGCCGCTCCACATCGTCATCGGCCGCCTGAACGAACGCGGTGATGAGTACGCCGATGTCGTCTGCCCGAACATCGTCGAGATCTACAAGCGTTACCAGGAATGGGCTGAGGTACACGACGCTGCGATTGTGCTCGAAGACAACGATCCGGCGATCGCTATGGAAGAGGTGCTGAAATGCATGTTGTAGGCAAGTCGATGAACGACATCTACCGCCAACTCTGCGGCAAAATCTCGGTGCAGGGCCACGAGGTGGCAGGTACCAAGGAGGTGCTCAACAGCGGTTTCACGCTGCTCGACATCACAGACAACATCGCGACGGCCCACACCGGTTACTCGCTCTCGTATATGTTGGGCGAGCTCGCACAGTATTTCACCGGCCGTGACGACGTCGAATTCATCTCGAAGTTCTCATCGTTTTGGAAGCACATCAGCGACGACGGTGTGATGAACCGATCTGCGTACGGCGCCATCGTGTTCAACCGCTACGGCTTCGACCAGGTCGCCCAGGTCATTGACACGCTCAAGCGCGATCCGTATTCACGACGCGCGGTCATCAATTTCAACGTGCCTAACCCCGAGCGTTTCGAGACGAAAGACGAGATCTGCACTATCGCGCTCGTGTTCGAGCTCCGCGAGGGCAAGCTCGATTGCACCGGCATCATGCGCTCCAACGACGTGTGGCTCGACACACCCTACGACGTCGTGTTCTTCACTGAGCTGCAGAAGCACATCGCGAACGAGCTCGGTGTCGCCTATGGCAAGTATACGCATTTTGCGGTGTCGCTCCATGCATACGCCGAAGACATCGACCGCGTCCGCGAGGTATGGTGCTGCAAGCATGAGGCGCCGCACCTCAAGCTCGACATCGAGAAGTTTTTGGCCCATATCTCGGAGATCGAATGCATCGCGATATCGTCTGATGAGCCGAAGCATGACGTCGCCGTATATTGTTTCGATAACGACATCATTATGGAGGTGAATGATGATGAAGATTAAGATCAACCGTATCGCCGAGGGCGCCGAAATCAAGCTCCCGGCCCGTGCGCATTACAATGACGCAGGCGCCGATGTATACACCACGTTCGGCAAGACCCTGAAGCCGCACGAGACCTGCCGCATTCCGCTGGGCTTTTCACTCGATCTACCTGACGGCGTCATGGCCTGCGTGTTCCCTCGATCGGGCATGAGCCTCAAAGGCCTCGTGTGCGAGCTGCCGCCGATCGACTCAGGTTATACAGGCGAGGTGTATGCGACAGTCACCAACTTGACCGACAAGTTGAAGAAGGTCCCCGGCGGCACGCGCATCGGACAGCTCGTCGTCATGCCGATCGTGTTGGCCGACTTCGTCGAGCAGTTGGGCGAGGAGAGGGGCGACGGTGCTTTCGGATCGACTGGCGAGGCCTAGTAAGGTCGAGGTATTAACGGTGACATGACAAATAGAAGAACGCCCCAGACGCTCAATTGCATCTGGGGCGTTTTCCTCACAAAGGAGGAAGGTGCGGTGGCCCAAAACCGCACATTCTATTTTATCACGTGACAATCGCAGCAACTACATGTAACTTCCCCCAGTAGTCGGCGAGATCGTCCTTATAGTTTAAAATTATTTATAACATTTTTCAAATAATTTAAAATTAGTATGTACACAAGCGCCATCCTGTAGGATAATGACCTTGTCAACCAGAAGGAGGAGCCGAAAATGAAGAACACCAAGAAGCAGTTCACCCGCAACGAGGTCATCGAGCATGGCGAGTACCTTGGATGCATCGAGTATGAGAGCGGCGCCACTGAGCAGCGTTGGGTCCTCGACGGCATCGTTTTCGCAGAGATCTGCAACGCCGACGGCTACCGTACCTGGTTTCGTTGCCTCGGCAAGGCGTCTAAGGTTTTGAAATAGAAAGTGAAAGGAACAATCATGGCAGAGGTAACGTTCACTGAGAAAGAGCTCGGTTTCATCAACGAGTGCGCAATCGACAAGAAGGGCGTGCTAGTTGAGATGCCGGCGAACCCGTTCCCGTCGCTCTACCGCAAGGGCGTCATCGCCAAGAAGGGCGATGCCCTCACGGTCACGAAGGACTTCCGCGACATGTTCTGCCTTGACGGCCAGGTCGTGCATATCGACCTCACCAAGGCAGAGGGCGAGCCTGAAGACGGCGGTAAAAAGTTCAAGTACGGCGAGACCGGCGACGTGATCATCGAGGACGCGCCTGTCGATTACGCCGGCTTCCGCCAGGCGATCGCCGCCAACCTCAGTGACCGCCGCACGAAGGGTATCGACGAGTTCCAGTTGATCGACAAGGCCTTGCAGGTGTATGACGCCGCGCGCGAGGCCAGGGCGGCCAATGGCGACGAGGGTACCCGCTCTGAGCATACGACGATCGGCAGCCGTTGGCACTGGCGTTATGTCTTGGCGGATGCCGTGGCGGCGTTTTTCGGCGTCAGCATGGAAGTCGACAAGCGTGAGATCGTGTTCACCGGCGACCTGTACATGGCCGGCGCGGCAGAGCTCACGTTCGAGTACCTATTTAAGATCGGCAACCGCCGTGCGCAGCGCTACTGCGACGAGCTCCTGTTCTCTGGTAAGTCGACCGTCGGCGTATATGCCGAGAAAGCCGCGGAGTTCATGGCCGAAGTAGAAAAGCGCCTGCAGCATGAGGGTACTAGTATCGAGGTCGACGGTGAAGTCGTCGGTGAGGTAGTCGTCGACCTCGACCATGTCGACGATATCGAGTATGGCGCGGAGGTTACCGATGCCTAGGAGAATCAGGTTCATAAGGGGTGTTGACTGCCCGACGTGCGGGGCGACTCCGTCACATCAAAAGTGGAAGCCGCGCAAGATGACTGATTTGGACGATGTCGCGATTATAAGCGAATGCAACCCGGTCGATGCCGTCCATTGTCCCCGGTGCGACCTCGTCTTTCGCGTGTCGCACTTCGAGCATGATGACACGTACATTACGAACTGGGACGAGATAGAGACTATTCCACGATATTGCCCATGGTGCGGGGAGGATCTGCGGCAAAATGATCACTGATACGAAAGAGATAGCCGAACGCCTGCGCACAGAAGCCAATTATTGGCGTAACTACCGCAAGAATAATCTTATTTTCAATGTGCCGAATTACTTATTCAATGACAGTGTGCTCATGGCTTTCGGTGTCAACGACATAGAAGAGATGGGTATGCCCGTTTACGAGTTGTTCGATAAACTGGCAGATATCATCGATCCACAAGAACGTTAAAGTAATTCGAAAATACTTTCGATTTATCGAAATATCGGTGCATTGAAAGTAGTATAATGACCTTGTCGACCAGAAGGAGGAACAAATGCCTGAATATATCGTTTTCGTCATGCCGCCGAAGGACGAGGATGTCGAGCCGTTCGACATCCCGGAATGGGGCTATATCGAGGCAATGGCCACCGCAGAGCGTTACCGCGCGCACGGCTGGAAGGCGTGCATCATCGATTACGGCACGCCATTTGTGTTACGGCGGGCTGAGCGCCTAGACGGCCCTGATATTTGCGTCATGGCACGTACATGCGACGAGGCCTGCATGAAGGCATGTGCCGTCGGCTACGATTGCGATGGTTTCCGGAGGGATGATTAACGATGCGTAATTTCGTCTACACCGCATTGACCGTCATCGGGATAGTCGCCACTGCTATCGCTGCGGCGTACGCGTTCGCCGATAGGGGCTATTTCGCCGTAGGCGGCGAATACGCATTCCTGTTCCTGCCCCTGCTCGGCATGTGCATCGAGTACATGATTAAAGACCGATGAGGAGGGAGGCGCTATCGTGCGGATCGGTGATGTGAAACCGTTCAAATACGTCTATGCTGACGATCGGCAGCAATTCACGAGGCCGCTTGAGGAGGCGGCGGAGTTCTTCGTCGCGTGGCGTTTCTGGATACAACGCCGTGACAACCAGAGGTATTCGGCGAAGGCGCGTGACAAGATGCTCGACAAGGCCGCCGATGTGATCCAAGCGGTTGTCAATTGTGTCGCATCGATCGGTGTCGACGACATGTCGGAGTTGATGGCGCGTTGCGAGAAACGAAACATGAAGAGGGGTAGGTATTGATGCAGGTCGAAGTGGTCGTGGCTATGGAGCGGAGGCCGGTCACCGTGCACGGCCACATTGGCAGCCTGATCGGGTGGTTCCAGCGTGGTGGTTTCCTCGGGAACAACCAGAAGCCCGTCGGGCTCGTCGAGTTCGCCGACGGTACTGTCGGCGAGTACGAGGCGAAGGAGGTGCGTTATGTCGACAACATATAACTGCGTGTCATACGACAGGGACCGTATGCGCTCGTGCATATATGGGCTTGCAATCGGTGACGCCCTCGGCGTGCCATATGAGTTTCGTGAGCGAGGCACGTTCGAATGCACCGATATGGTGTGTGATGGCACACACGGGTAACATGCCGGCACGTGGTCTGACGACACGTCGATGGCCCTGTGTATTTGCTCGAGCATCAAACGGCTCGCATATATTGATGTGGCAGACATCGCCGGCAGGTTCCGCCGATGGCTAGAGCAGGGCGATTTCGCCTGTGACGGGCGCGTCTTCGATGTCGGCGTGACGTGCAAGAGGGCGATCTTGACGGGCGTGCCTGCGAAGTCATACGACGACTGCGGCAACGGCTCGCTCATGAGGACGGCACCGCTCGCAATGTTGGACCACATCGAACCCTATGATATACGCGAGGTCTCGGCAATCACCCATGCGCACCCTGTGGCCGAATGGTCATGCGTCGCGCTGTGCGACATGTTGCGGACTATCCGCAATGTTGGCACGCCGGCGAAGGGCGACCTCTGGCATAGATATGGGTACATCGCATCGAGGCCTGTCGAGGCAGTCGAAAGCGACGGCTACTGTGAGCACACGCTCGAGGCTGCACTCTGGTGTTTCCTGAACACGTTTTCATATGCCGACTGCGTGCTCGCGGCAGTCAACCTGGGCGGTGACACCGACACCACGGCGGCTGTCGCCGGTGCCATCGCAGGCGTGTATTACGGTTTCGGGGCAATCCCGCCGAAGTGGGTAGGCCGGCTGCGTGGTAAGGCCGTAATCGATCAATGTATTTAGGAGAAAGGTAATAGACGATGATCGACGGGTATCTGTTGAACATGCGTGTGTTCAATAATGTGAAATACAGCAAGGGACAGGCGCTCAAGCCGCTCGAAGAGGCAGCCGAGATCTTCGGCGCGTGGCAGGAGTTGGACGACATGCGCAACAGTCCGTCCCTGTCGGCTTTGAGTGATATGCGCGACTGCCTCATCGACGAGTGCATGGACACCGTGCAGGCAACTGCCAACCTGCTCGCGGCAATCGGCGCAACACAGGGCGAGGTCGACGCCGCCATCAAGCGTATGGACGAGCGGAACGAGGGCCGTGGCAGGCTCCGATAAAAGGGATGAGGGCACTGAGCCCGAGCCCTTTTGGTTTCATAACGACAGACAAGGAATGCAAATGACTATCGAGTTACCTAAAGATGTGGAGGGCCGCGAGATTCCGCTGGATACCACAAAGTTATTCGGCGCCAGCGGCACTGCCTACAACATCACGCGGTGGATCTACACCACTGACTTCTACGCGAGCAACGACGTGGCGGGCCAGTGGCGCGCTGCCACAGATACGTTTGAAAGGCTCGACCCCGAACTCATGTACCTCACCCCGCCCGACAGTTGGGAACAGCTAGAGGAGGACTTGGCTGCGTTCGATGATGGGCAAATATACAGCCCATGTCATTACTTTCACGAATTAGGCGATGATTGTATGTCTTGCCCAGCGCGTGATGACGCCTGTGCATACGCAGTCATGCGAGACGTGGTGTCGCGCATCCGCAACCTGAGGGGTGATGACTGATAAACATCGAGTCGCCTAAAGATGCCGACGGGCGAGAGATTCCGCTTGATACCAAAGTGCTGTACGACAGGTACGGTTTTAAGAACCTCGTAAAATCATTCATGTATGTCATCCGTACTGATACCTGTACAGGTATATGGCGAGTGAAATCCATAACTGGCACTTCGTTGTTCGCCGTAAGTGATATGCATCTCGCCGAGCCAGATAGTTGGGAAAAGCTAGATGAAGACCTGCACACAGTCGAGATTTGCGGAGATTCTCCCGACCTCGAAGACCCCGTGTGTGCCTATACACACAATATCGGTAAGAAGTGCGCCGAATGCAAGCTCTACGCAGGGGATTGCACCGTCAATATGTGCAAGGACATCGTGTCCCGTATCCACAAGCTGAGGGGTGAAGGCAAATGACGACTATGAAACCGTGTCCGAAGTGCCATTCGACCGAACACCTGCACATCGAGATAATCGATGATAACTTGACTGCCAGCCGGTCCGTCAAAGCCGGGTGTACGGAGTGCCACACGTTCGCGCAGATCGACTATGTGTTCAAAGATCCGTTTGCCAACGAGTGCAGGCCCGACGACGTGCAGTTGAAGCGAGAGGTCATCGAGCGATGGAATGAGCATTGTGACGACTGGGAAGGGATATTCAATCATGAGTGAGAGAACATGCGCCACATGCGCCAACTACAACGGCAGTGTCTGCACAGTCGACGGTTTCATCGTGTGGAGTTACGACGCCGCATGTGACTACTACCGTGCGAAGCGAGCCGACGGAGGAAAGGATGACATGGGTATCAAATGCCCGAATTGCGGTGAGCAGATCGATTTCCATGCGGGGCATATCAACAACGGCCGTGTGTTCGTCTGTGAGAAGGGCAAGCCGCTCATGCGCGAGGTCAGGTATTACTGCCGGCACTGCGACTCGACCGTCATTTTCCTCAAGAAGTGAGAACCGAAAGGGGTCGGCCATGACTGAGTATGAACCTGCAGGCGCCAAGCGCCGTTTGTTTATGCTCATCGAGCAAGCATCGGAGGAGCATCAATGAAGTACGTCTCGCTTTTCAGCGGCATAGAGGCCGCGACCGTGGCGTGGGAACCGCTCGGCTGGGAGCCTATGTGCTTCGCCGAGTTCGACGAGTTCCCAAGCGCCGTTTTAGCCGAGCGGTACCCCGAGGTACCGAACGTCGGCGATGTGACGAAGATGAACTGGAAGAAATACCGCAACAAGGTGGATCTGGTGGTTGGCGGAAGCCCGTGCCAGTCCTTCTCGATTGCGGGCAAACGAGAGGGGTTGCAAGGTGAATCAGGGCTCATGTTCGAGTACATTCGAGCGGTACGTGAAATACGTCCTCGATGGTTTCTTTGGGAAAACGTCCCGGGAGCGCTCTCAAGCGAGAATGGGGAGGCTTTCCGACAGCTCCTGTCCGAAATGGACAAGCTCGGGTACGGTCTGGCGTGGCGCATACTCGATGCGCAGTTCTTCGGAGTGGCCCAAAGGCGCCGCCGTCTCTTTCTTGTCGGACATCTTGGAGCCGAACCCCCCGCAGAGGTTCTCTTTGAGCCGGAAAGCATGCGAGGGGGTTATCCGTCGAGCCGAGAAGAGAGGGAAGCCCTTGCCGCCGCAGCTCGACGAGGCGCTTCGAGCGCAGGCTTCGAATTCAACCAAGGGGCAGGAGCCGGGAATATAGGCTTCGAGGAGGAGCAATCTCCTACATGCACCGCCGACTGGCACAACCCCGGAGTGCTGGCTTTCGCGCAGAACACGCGCGACGAAGTACGAATCCAAGGAGACGGCACAATCAGCGGCGCGTTGTCTGCGCGGCCGGACATGAAGCAGACCACCTACGTGTGCGAGACGGCGAACACCAACAGCACTGCTGTTGCGGTAGACCCCGTAATCAGCATGGCCGACCTCAACGCGAACACGGCGATCGGATACGACATGGTGGGTACGCTCAAGGTGGGCGGCGACGCGCCGTCGGTGTGCCTGTGAGCGCATGCACGCTGCTCGTCCGCTGCGGATGCGCAGGAGGGGGCAAAGGAGCGCTGGTGAGCGACACTTCGTCGCTCACCAGCGCCACCGGTAACACCCAGACGCTTTTCAGCGAAGAAGAAGGAGGAGATATGATCGTGCGCAGATTGACGCCGAAGGAGTGCGAGCGCCTTCAGGGATTCCCAACGCAAGTCAGGTTGAAAGCTGAGGAAATGACATCAGACGAACTAATAGCATGCGCTTTGGCGAACGGCGACATTACATGCGATTTGGCGAACGGGAAAGTGTACGGAACGCGAGGGCCCGGCGGCAAGCCTCTTGCCGAAAAGAGGGAACTCGGCTTCATTCACCCGTCTGGGTACGTTCACATCAACCTATCGTCAAACGGAGTGAAAAAACAGGTCAGGGCGCACCGAGTGATCTACATGGCCGCAAACGGGCATATCCCAGATGATATGGTTGTTGACCATATCAACAACGACAAGTCGGATAACCGGATATGTAATCTGCAGCTCCTCACAGCCAAAGAAAACTCTAAAAAGGCGGCAGACGACGGCCTATATCTGTCTGGCGAGGACAATCCGCGATCGAAGATAACCGCCGAAATTAGGTCGCGAATAGCCAATGATTACTGTGCACTTGGAATGACATATCGAGAGCTGGCGCAAAAGTACGGGGTTTCAAAAAGCCGCATCGGGCAGATCATCAATGAGTGTGATTGGACGAAGATACCCTATCGCGGCAAGCCGGCCGACGAGTGCCCGGACGGGCCTCGCTACAAGGCGATCGGCAACAGCATGGCGGTTCCCGTCATGCGGTGGATCGGCGAGAGGATCGCCTTGGCCGAGGCGGGTGATATCTCATGAGCTGCGATTCGTTTGAGTGGATGCGCTCACGACGGGATAGGGACGGTGATTGATTTGAGCATGGCTGGATACGAGCCTGCGAGCGGCTACAACCTGCCGCCGGGGTGCCTAGACGACGACATCGACCGTGCATATGGCGGCGAGAGGCGCTATTGCAGCGAATGCAGGCATTGTATCGAATCGGACGAACTGGACTGCTGCGTCTGCGGGTCCAAGCTGAAAGATGCGATCGCTGAACTCAAGGGCACGCAGCGGTGGTCGCCAAGGTATATCCTCGCGGCGGTCGAGGACGCAGTCACAGACGAATGCGATTGCTGCCCAGAGTTCGAGGAGTGACTGCGATGTGGGAATGTGCCTAGAAACGATTGAGGTATATGTAGAAGGCGCGATTTCGGCTTAGCGCGTATGCTTGTAGGGCCCCGAGGCAGATTCATGCCCCGGGGCATTTTTCGTATCCCTGAATGAAATCGGCACCTTTCGATTTATCGGCATGGTTGACAGGCGGTGAACGGCAAAACGCGAGGTAGAACTATATGCGGCGCCGCATTGTGCAAGTACCTGTCACATGGCCGTCACACTGTTTTTAGGGGCAGTGTGACAGGTAATAGGGGTCAAAACACGAGGTAGATTGATTATCAGGTACCTAAGTGTCACACTGGCAAACAACAGGTACCCCCTATATTAGATATTTTTATATAGGTATTTTTATATAGGTTTTAGATATACATATATTTTGAAAATATAGGGTATAGGGGAGCGTGACAGCGTGACAGCGTGACAGTTAGGTACCTGATAATCAATCTACCTCGTGTTTTGTCGAAACTACCTGTCACACTGCCACTAAAAACAGTGTGACAGCGGTGTGACACGTGTTTGACAGGTAGTAGATGGCTCATATGTCGACCTCGATTGACTCTAGGAGAAGTTTCGATTTATTTGAGTGTGTATATACGATATACACACTCAAATAAATCGAAACGCCATCGGTATGCCTAACTGTGCATACCGCATATATACAGTATGCACAGTTAGGCGGCCATTCGAATGCCGTCGTCGAACGTTGTAAAATATATTCCGATAGACGAGGAGGGAAGTTTTGCCTTACATCAAGTTCAACAACGCGATACAGCGGAAACGCTATTGGCTCGGCGAGGACGGCATCGAGCTGATCAACGACTGGAGGCGCCGAGGGCTATCGGTGAAGGCGATCGCCGAGGACAAGATCGGCGTCGCGCATACCACGCTCATGAAATGGCGCCAGCAGTCGCCTGAGCTGGATAAAGCACTCACCGTCACCGAGGACCTCGTAGACGGCCAGGTGGAAGGCGCATTGCTCAGGCGTGCGCTGGGGTACGACTATTTCGAGGAGACATGGGCGCTCGACCCCGACACAGGCCGGGAAGTGTTGACGAAGAAAGTCAAGAAGCACGTGCCGGCAGACGTGAAGGCCATCGCCATGTGGCTGTTTAACCGCCGCGGTGACGCCTGGCGTTCGATGCAGCCCCAGCTCCCGGCCGACGACGGCGACATCATCGACGTGAAGAACGTGCTCGTGCAGATCGAGGGGGCGGCAGATGGAGATAAGGCTGACGCGTAAGCAGGCTGAGTATGTGCGCGAGGCGCACCATCGCTGGAACCTCGCAACAGGCGCGGTGCGTTCCGGTAAGAGCCACCTGGCAGTACAGTACACGATCCCCGACAGGCTGATCAAACTGCGCGGCAAGAAGGGCCTGGCGCTGATCCTCGGCGCCACGAAGGAGAACATCGAGCGCAACGTCTTGACGCCGATGCGTGACATGTGGGGCGATAAGTTCGTAGGCGACATCAACGCCCGTAACTGGTGCGAGATCTTCGGCGAGCGTGTGTACTGCATCGGTGCCGAGAACGCCGGCCAGGTCTCGAAGCTCCGAGGATCTGAGGTCAAGTTCGCGTATTGCGACGAGATCTGCGACATTCACCCGGATGTGTTCGAGATGCTCAAGAGCCGCCTGAGTCTTCCGTACAGTGAATGCCACGGCGCATGCAACCCTGCGGGCCCGACACACTGGCTCAAGCAGTTCATCGACAAGGGCGAGGCCGATCCCGGCATCGACATGTTCGTGCAGAGGTACACGATCGACGACAACCCGTTCCTGCCGGCTGCCTATGTCGCAGGCCTCAAGGCGGAGTACCGCGGCACGGTGTACTACGACCGATACATCAGGGGCCTGTGGGCGAAGGCCGAAGGCCTCATATACCCCAACTGGAAGGACGCCCAGGAGCCGACATGGTCGCCTGCGAAACCGGAAGACGTACGCGGCTACTGCGTGAGCGTCGACTACGGCACGCAGAATCCGTTCCATGCGATCAAGTGGCTGCTCGACTCGGCAGGCACCTGGCATGCGGTCGGCGAGTACCGCTATTCGGGACGTGAGGAAGGCAGGCAGAAGACCGACCCCGACTACGTCAATGACCTGGTTGTGTTCACAGACGACGCCCCGGAAGACGCAGACGTCGAGATCATCGTCGACCCCAGCGCATCGTCGTTCATCGCGCAGCTGCGGAAGCGCGGCGGGTTCAAGGTGAGGAAGGCCGACAACGACGTCGGGGACGGCGTGCGTGACACCGCATCGGCGATGCAGTTGGGGCAGGTCAAGATCGGCGACACGCTCACGGAATTGGCGCGCGAGTTCACCGGCTATGTGTGGGATGATAAGGCAGACCAAGACAAGCCTGTCAAGGTCGACGACCACGGCATGGACGCACTGAGGTATTTCGTGAGGACGAAGCGTGTATATAAGCCGAGGGATATGGTATACGGGTCGCCGTTCGCAGGCGGCGCAGACGAGGGGCCTAGGAGGTTCGCATTATGAGATGGGAAGAGGTACGCGACGACAAGTCGCGCATGCTCACGTACCAGGACTTCGTGGAGGCGGGCGACGCCAACCGCGAGGGGTTCGTACTGGAGGCGATCGAGCGGCATAAGTCTGGCAAGGCGTACCGCACGGCACGCATAGCCGATGCATATGACCGCCAGGAGAACACGACTATCAATGCGTATGTGCAGAAGGTCTTCGACATCACCGGGTCCAAGCTCGTCGATTTCACTGCGAGCAATAACAAGATCGCGAGTAATTTCTTCCACCGCCTGAACACCCAACGAACCATGTATTCGCTGGGACAGGGCGTGTCGTTCATCGATGTCGACGAGGTCGGCAAGGAGGACAAGACCAAGGAGAAGCTCGGCAAGCATTTCGACCACGACCTGCGCACGCTCGCGTACGACGCGCTCATCCACGGAGTGTGCTTCGGCTTCTGGAACCTCGACCGCATGTTCGTATTCCCGCTGACTGAGTTCGTGCCGCTTTGGGACGAATACGACGGCACGCTCAAGGCAGGCATCCGCTTCTGGCGTATCGATCAGTCGCGCCCGATGCAGGTCGTGCTCTACGAAGCCGACGGCTACACCCGCTACCAGAGCCGCCAGGATGCGAACGGCGTGACGAATGAGCACCTCGAGGCGGTCGATGAGAAGCGCCCGTATATCGAGAAGACGAGCTATACGCCGGCAGACGGCATCGAGCAGGTTATCGGCGGCGATAACTACTCGGCGTTGCCCGTGGTGCCGATGTGGGGTTCGAAGCTCCACCAGTCGACGTTGGTCGGCATGCGTCAGGCGATCGATAGCTATGACCTGATCCGCAGCGGCTTCGCGAACGACCTCACAGACTGCGCGCAGATCTACTGGCTTGTGTCGAATGCGGGCGGCATGAGCGACAAGGACCTGCAGAAGTTTCTCGACCGCCTGAAGATCAACCACGTCGCGCTCGTCGATTCCGACGACGGCGGCAATGCGCAGGCGTATACACAGGAGATCCCGTACGCCGCACGCCAGGCGTACCTGCAGTCGATCCGCGACGGCATCTACGAGGACTTCGGCGCCCTCGACGTCCACACTGTGGCGGCTGGTGCTACCAACGACCACATTGATGCGGCGTACCAGCCTATGGATGAGGAGGCGAGCGATTTTGAATACCAAGTCTCCGAGTTCGTGCAGCAGCTTCTCGCCCTCATGGGTATCGAGGATGCGCCCGTATTCAAGCGCACGCGCATCAGCAACCAGAAAGAGCAGGTAGACATGGTCATGAGCGAGGCGCAGTACCTCGACCGCGAGACGATCTTACGCAAGCTGCCGAATATCTCGCCCAGCGAGATGCCGGCGATCAAGGAACGCCTCGATGCTGAAAATGAGGAGCGCATGGGTACGTTGGTGAACACCACCGCACCAGCTGGCGATGATGACGATGACGATGACGATGACGATGACGGCATGCTTTAGTGTTTAAGGTGGTCCTACCGTGAAAAAGATCCATTCAGTCACCAAGACGCAATATTTCGATGGCTTCCAGATCGACACGTATTCAGACGGCACTTACGGCTACATGACTGACGGCGGCAAGCACAAGGAAGGCTACAAGTCGAAAGACGGTGCGGGCAAGGCGGGCAAGAAGCTCGCTGCGAAGGCAGCGAAAGCGCAGGAGGACACACAGGCCAAGTTGCTCGAGAAGCAGGCGCAGGAGCTGCAGGAGAAGCTGCAGCTCACCTACGCCGATGCTATCGACGGCATGACATCGCGCATCGAGGCCTCGCTCAAGGAGTTCGCGGCTGAAGATGCGAAATGGCAAGCCGATGTCGCCGCGGGCAAGAAGGACGCGAAGGCATATAAGGCCTGGCGTAAGGACCAGGCGTTGCACAACGACCAGCTCAAAGCCCTCAAGAAGGCATTGACGCAGGACCTCACCGCCGCCGACAAGATGGCGATGGCGTATGTCAACCAGGTGCCTGCAGGCGTGTACGCGGAAGGCATGAACTTCGCGACGTATGAGATCGAACATGGCGCAAAGGCGAACACGTCTTTCAAGCTGTATAACAAGAACACCGTCATGGAGCTCGTCGCGAACGAGCCTGACCTGCTCCCGCAGGCTGCATTTGACAAGGCGAAAGATATAGCATGGAATAGCCGGCATGTCACGTCTGCGGTGACGCAGGCCGTGCTGCAGGGGCAGACGGTCCCGCAGCTCGCCGCGTCGATCGCCGGTATCGCCGCCATGGACCAGCGCGCGGCTATGAAGGCTGCGCGCACAGCCATAACGAGCGCGCACTCGCTCGGCAAGCTCAAGGGATACGAGCGCGCTGCCGGTATGGGCATCGATGTCGAGAAGCAATGGTTGGCAGCGCTGGACTCGCGTACGCGTGGCAGCCACCGCCACCTCGACGGCGAGGTAGTCAAGCTCGATGCCGAGTTCAGCAACGGGCTGAAGTACCCGGGTGACCCTGACGGCCCTGCGTCTGAAGTCTATAATTGCCGCTGCACGCTTGTGCCTGTTATCGGCGATGTGGAGTACGACGAGGTCGAGCGTGCCGACAAGCTCGGTGGCATGAGCTATGAGGAGTGGAAGAACGAGCGCAAGACCAAGAAGACCAAGAAGACCAAGAAGACCAAGAAGACAATACACGCATAGCAGAAGAGGCATAACATGGCCGGTGGCGTATCGGTAAAGCAAGACAACATCGAGCAGGCAGTCGACGGCATCGAGTCGGCTATCAGTGTCGCGCTTGAGGAGATCGGGCTTTTGGCTGAGAACTATGCGGCCAAGAAATGCCCGGTTGATACCGGCAACCTGCGTGCGTCGATCACACACGAGGTGGATGCCGGTGATAACGCAGTATACATCGGCACGAATGTCGAATATGCGCCGTACGTCGAGCTAGGCACTTCGCGACAGAAGGCGCAGCCTTTCCTGAGGCCTGCGGCTTCCGAACACGGCGCGCAATACCGCCAAGTGTTGAAAAAAGCCCTCGGTGGCAGCAGTTAACATGGTATTATTTATGTTAAATGCGCGAAGCAATGCGCTATACAGTATGGGGTCGAAGCATGTGCCCCAGAGTCCGAAGGAATGGAGCGAACACCATGGCACTTACCCGCAAACTCCTCCGATCCATGGGGATCGAAGACGAGAAGATCGACCAGATCATCGATGCACACACTGAGACCGTCAACGCGCTGAAGGACGAGCGCGATAGGCTCAAGGATGCCGCGGACCGACTGAAGAAGGCCGAGGCAGAGCTCGAGGAGCTCAAAGCCAAGCCGACAGACGGTTTCAAGGAGAAGTTCGAGAAAGAACACGCCGATTTCGAGGCGTTCAAGGCAGACACCGCTAAGGCTGCCGCCGACCGCGAGAAGAAATCGCTGTACCGCAAGCTGCTCACCGATGCAGGCGTCGACCCCAAGCGTATAGATGCCGTGATGCGTGTCGCCGACCTATCCGAAATCGTGGTCGAAGACGGCACCATCAAGGATGCCGACAAGGTCACGGAGAAGGTCAAAGGCGAGTGGTCCGATTTCATCCCGACCACGAATAAGAAGCCCGCGAATGTCGATACGCCTCCTGCAGGCGCAGGCGACGGCGCGGCAGAACCGAAGTCGCTGGGTGACGCCCTGCGACAGAAGTACACCAAGCAGAACACTGATTAAAGGAGGCAATTATGCCTATCACCCTCGCAGAGGCCAAGGTCGGCATGGCCGACAAGGTCGACCAGCAGATCGTCGACATGTTCCGTCGATCCTCCCTGCTCCTCGACCGCCTCACTTTCGACAACGCCATCTCCCCCGGTACCGGCGGCTCTACGCTCGTCTACGGCTACACGCAGCTGAAGACGCCTTCTACTGCCGCCGTCCGCGCCATCAATTCCGAGTACACCGCCAACGAGGCCAAGCGTGAGAAGAAGACCACGCAGGCCATCATCATGGGTGGCGCCTTCGAGGTCGACCGTGTCATTCAGGACACTTCCGGCGCCATCGACGAGCTCGTGTTCCAGGCCGACGAGAAGATCAAGGCCACTGCCAATTTCTTCACCAACTGCGTGATCAACGGCACTGCGGCCGGTACTGCCGCCCCCGGTAAGGCTACCGGTACTTTCGACGGCCTCAACAAGTTGCTCGCCAATTCTTCCACTGAGTACACCGCCACTGCGGACCTGTCTACCAGCGAGAATGTGACGGCAAACTACAACCAGTTCCTCGATGAGCTCGACGAGTTCATTTCCGGCCTCGACGGCATGCCCGACATGCTGCTCATGAACCGCAAGATGCTCTCCAAGCTCCGTGGCATCGCACGCCGTGCTGGTTATTACGAGTCCACCAAGGATGATTTCGGCCGTGTCGTCGAGACGTATAACGGTATTGCGCTCATGGACGCCGGCGAGTTCTACGACGGCACCAATACCGTCGACATCGTCGCCGACACCGCAGCCGGTTCCGGCACTTTCGGTACTTCTGACATCTATGCCGTCAAGTTCGGCCTCGACGCCTTCCACGGCATCTCGCCGACCGGCACCAAGGTCATCACGTCCTACATGCCCGACCTCACGCAGCCTGGCGCTGTCAAGAAGGGCGAGGTCGAGCTCGTCGCCGGCGTCGCCCTCAAGAACACGCTGAAGGCCGGCCACATGAAGGGCATCATCACCGCGCCGAAGACTGCCTAAGGAGTCGATATGCTGGAGGAGTTGCTCGCAGAGATCCACAATTGGTTCGAATGCGATTACCTCGCAGGTGAGCTCACCGTCATGGACGGCGAGCTCACCCTCCCGCATGGCTTCGTCAAGAAGGGCCAGTATTACCGCATCGTCGGCAGTGTGTTCAACGACGGCCTGCACCAATACCCGACGTCGGACCTCACCGACGAGGTATTCGACGGCGAGGTATGGGCACTGGCCGTGCCGAAGGCGGTCGTTGACATCGAGACCGAAATCAAGGCGTGGCGTAAGGCCAACCCTGACTCCGCATATACTTCTGAGTCGTTCGGCGGGTATTCGTATACGAAGGCCACTGCTTCCGACGGCATGCCCGTGCGATGGCAAGACGCATTTCGCCGACGCCTCAATTGTTGGAGGAAACTGCCATGACGTTGATTGATACTTTCAAAGAGCCTTGCGTGCTCATGGAGAAGAAGCGCGTGAGCGACGGTGAAGGCGGGTGGACGACCACGTGGGTCGACGGTGCCACCTTCGATGCGGCTATCGTCCGCGACACCACCCTGGCGGCACGCGTCGCTGAAAAAGAGGGCGTATCGAACGTCTACACGGTGACTACCGATACAAATGCGCGACTCGAATTTCATGACGTTTTCAAGCGTGTCAGTGACGGCCAAGTGTTCCGTGTGACTTCCAACGGGGACGATATGAAGACACCTGATGTGGCGACGTTCAGTTTCGAGCAGGTGTCGGCAGAAGAGTGGAAGCTATCGTGACGCCTGAAGCTACTATCTATGAATTCTTCTCGGGCTTCTCGATTCCAGCGTATGCGGCGACATTTGTACCCGATAATGCGGAGTTCCCGTATATCACGTACGAGCTCGCAGTCGATGATTTTTGGGGCGGGGAAGTCGCGTTGTCGATGGACATCTGGTACCGTGGCGACTCCGAGGCGGAGCCGAATGCGAAAGCGCGTGAAGTCTCAAAGGCACTAATCGGCTGCAAGTGTATCCCATGTGACGGCGGCGGCGTCATACTGAAAAAAGGCTCGCCGTTCTGCCAGAGCATGGGTGACACAGCAGATGATAAGATCAAGCGCCGCCATATCAATGTGACGGCAGAGTTTATCACCTCGTTTTGAGAGGACAAGTTAAATGTCTAAGTTCACACAGATTCCTACGGATACTTTCAAGAAGCTCCAGCTTGGCGCGGGTATCCTCACTACTGAGTTCAACCCGGCGACCGGCGAGCTCACTGCGTCCAAAATCATCGGCGCGACGAGCGGCGGCGTATCGTTCGAGGCCACGCCGTCATTCACCGATTTCGGCGAGGACATCGACAATTGCCCGAAGAACACTAAAGAGCTCAAGAAGCTCGACAGCTGGGAAGCCAAGATGTCCGGCTCGTTCGTGACGATGGATACGAATGTCGCGACATCTGTCATCGGCACTGCTGCTGTTGCGAGCGACGACCGGGCCAAGGTCGTGCCCCGCAACTTTGTCGAAGCCCAAGATTTCAAAAACATCTGGTGGGTCGGCGATTATTCTGACATCAATGAAGACGGTTCGTCTGCCGGCAAGGCCGGTTTCATCGCGATCAAGCTCATCAACGCATTGTCGACCGGTGGTTTCAAGATCCAGTCCGGAGACAAGGCGAAGGGCACGTTTGAGTTCGAGTACACTGGCCACTACAGTAGTGAAAACATCGACACCGTCCCGTTTGAGCTCTACATCAAAGCCGGCTCGGCTGATAAGTAGGCATAGCCTGAAGGAGGAAATTAAATGAAACTCAGTGACATCAAGGGCGATCGCGTGCTCGACGTCATCGCCGACATCATCGACCCCATCGCGAACATGGTGCAGGACAAGGACGTCGCCGCAATGTTTAAGCGCGAAGCCGTACCCGATGGCATGGAGGCGCGCGATTTTTTCGCGAAGCGCATGTGCAAGGGCCTGCCCGTTTTACTCAAAAGCCATAAGGCCGACATCATCGCTATCATGGCGGCGATTGAGGGCGTGACCCCTGAGCAGTACGCCGCATCGCTCGATTTCCCCAAGTTGTTCACCGACGTCATGGAGCTCGTGACTGACAATGCGTTCCTCAATTTTTTATCATCGTCGGAGACGGGGAAGGACGCAGGTGCGCCTGGCTCTGCCTCGGCGAATTTCGAGGTCCTCTAAGGGCAGACGCATTCATCAAGTTCACACTGGCCCGCTATAGGAAAGAACGGGACGAGATGGCGTTTAAGGTATACGTCACCGACTCCCTATACCTCATGGGCCAGCAAAAGTTTATCGGTCGTCGATGGTACGACCAAGTCCGGCCCAAAGTATATGAAGACATCGACGCTGCCGCGGTAGTGGCAGACGTCACAACAAGGGCGGGATTGGTGGTCGTATGAATCTGCTCGACCTCGCCGTCAAGATCACATGCGACGACCAGGCATCCGGCGAGGTCGACAAGATCGGCGACGGCATCAAAAACAAATTGGGCATCGCGGCTAAAGCCGGCGTTGCGGCCGTGGCGGCAGTCGGTACTGCGACGGTCGCAATTGGCAAGACTGCCCTCGACGCATATTCGAATTATGAGCAGTTGGTCGGCGGTATCGATACCCTATTTAAGTCATCGTCGGCCAAGATGCAGCAGTATGCCGCAAACGCCTACCAGACGGCCGGTGTCTCAGCCAACCGCTATATGGAGATCTCGACGAGTTTCGCCGCTGCGCTGATCAGCTCACTCGGCGGTAACACCGAGGCCGCAGCCGACATGGCCAACACTGCCATCACGGACATGAGTGACAACGCAAACAAGATGGGCACGTCACTTGAGACCGTCCAAGAAGCATATATGTCGCTGTCGCGCGGTAACTACGAGATGCTCGACTCCCTGAAACTCGGCTATGGCGGCACGAAGTCTGAGCTGCAACGCCTGCTCGCAGACGCCGAAAACTTCTCGGCAGCGCAAGGCAAAGTACGCGATTTCTCTGTCGACTCATATTCCGACATCGTCGAGGCTATCCACATCGTGCAAGACGAGATGGGCATCACAGGTACGACGGCGGAAGAGGCAGCGACTACCATCGAGGGCTCCGTCAACAAGGCGAAGGCCGCATGGGACAACTGGTTCGCCGGCCTCGGCAACGAGGACGCGGACATGGAAGGCCTGACTGATCAGCTCGTCCAGTCGGTTGTCACTGCGGGTGAGAACATCATCCCGAGGGTCGGCCAGATCATGACGACACTCGGGCAGACGGTTGCAGACTATGCGCCTGATGTCGGCCTCTACCTCCGCGACGCGCTCATCAATGTCTTGCCTGAATCCGTGCAAGGGCCGATGCGCGACGCGTTCGCGGGTGTCGACAAAGTCGTCGGCAAACTCGAAAGCGTATTCAACGACAATTTGAAGCCGGCGGCAGACGCCGCCGACAGCGTTTTCAGCGCGATCAGCTCGGGCGTCAAGACTTTCAGTGATTCCGTCAACGACTTGGTGCTCCCTGCGATCGACCAGCTGTCGCCTGCTTTCAATGATTTCTTCGGGGCGATCCAGACAGCACAGCCCCTGCTCGAGTTCATCGCTAACATCATCGGCGTCGGGATCGCAGCGGCGATCAGCGTAGCCATCAAGCTGTTTGCCGCCATTACAGAAGTCGTCGCGTTTGTCATCACTGGTTTTGCACAGTTGTATGAAGACATCTCGGGGTTCGTGACCGGTGTCGTGCAGTTCTTCACGGTCGATTTGCCGAACGCGATCGACATGTTGGTGCAATGGTTTGCGCAATTGCCTGGCAATATCGCGACGTTCCTATCGACGGTCATCGAGAAAGTCGCCGCATGGGTAGCAGATATGGCGTCGAATGCCGTGAGCGCCGGTTCGCGTTTCATCTCCGGTATCGCCGATTTCATATCTGCGCTGCCCGGCAATATAGCGTCATGGCTCTCCGACGTCATTTCGATTGTCGTCGGCTGGGTGTCGCGGTTCGCGAGAAAAGCCACGAGCGCGGCGTCGCAGTTCGCAAGCAACCTCATCGACGGCCTCACGTCTATACCCGACAAGGTGACATCGATTGGTTCTAACATTATTCAAGGTATGGTGAACGGTGTCACGAGTGCCGCAGGCAGTTTGATCGACAGCGTTAAAGGCGCAGTCGACGACGCCATCAATGCCGCAAAAAACCTGCTCGGCATCCACTCACCATCGCGTGTGTTCCGTAAAATCGGCCAATACACGATGCAAGGTGCGGCACTCGGTGTCGACGATGACGCCGACGTGTTGTTGAGGTCTACAGATAATGCGATGCGTGGTATGATTTCAACGGCACAAGATATCACCATGCCCGGCGTCAACAGCACTGCCGGCGGCGTATCGGCCGTTATCAGCTGGCTGGCAGAGAACTTGCCGGCCATCATTGCAGAGTTTACGCCAGTCATGGGCGAATCAGAGTTTGGGCGCAAGGCGAGGAAGGCGGTCGAGTATGCTTGATATCGTATATGAGTCTAGCACAGGTGCCGTCATCCAGCTCAATTCCGGCATTTATGTCGGCAAGCCAAACGACCTATTCAGCCGCGAATGGGACTACACAATCGGGTATCGCGCCTTGGCCACGGCCTCGCGCGGTGCCCGCAAGGTCTCATTCAAGGCGTTTCTCGCAAACATGGCACAGGCTGACGCTTTCCGCCGATGTGCCGACACGGACATGCAGAAGGGCACGCCCGGCACTATCTATGTCAATGACTGGTTCCAGCGTTGTTTCGTCGTGGCTTCCGAGGTGGACGGCATCGGTGACAATTTCCTCGCGACCAAGCTCACTTTGGTTTTGCTCGATGGCGTATGGCGCAGAGGGACCACGACGGCGTTCGTGCCCGTGCAGGCTTCGGCGAACTATGAGTTTCTCGACTTGCCGCATGATTTGCCGTACGACCTATGCATGACCACACCGCTGCAATACGCCATCAACCCAGGCTACTCCGACAGCCCCGCGAAGTTTGTCGTGTATGGGCCCGCGGTCAACCCTTCTGTACGCCTGGCCGGCAATCTGTACCAGGTGGACGTGACCGTTCCCGAGGGCGGTTACATGGATATCGACCCGTTGCGGCGAACCGTCACCGTGGTCGCCGTAGACGGCACCACGATGGACGCATTCAGCAAGGCGCACCGAGGCAGCGGCGTGGGTTCCGGTGAGTATATCTTCGAGCGCGTGCCCGCAGGTACGTCCGAAATCTCGTGGGATAACAGCTTCGGCTTCGAATTGACTCTGTACGAGGAGGAAGGTGAGCCAGCGTGGTTTTAGTGGTGAATGATCCAACTGTTGGCGATATCCGCGAAATCGAGGAATTCGAGCTTGACATAGCTTTCGGCAGCGACGAGAACGCACTGAAATTGGAGGCCCGCGCGGGCGAAGTCCCCGAAGAGGGGCAATTTGTGTTCATCGACGGCACCGAGTATGGTGGTGTTATCGACCAGGCGAGCTATGAGGCCGGCAGGGAGGTATCCGGCTCAATTCTATGCAGGGGCCGCACATGGCACGGCATTCTGGCGGGCAAGCGTTTACTCCCCGATTCGGGAAGCGGATACCTCTCCGTCAGTGGCAAGGCTGACGATGTGCTCGCGTCGCTCATCGAGCGCATGGGGCTTTCTGGGCTGTTCTCCGCCGCTTCCGACGATACATCGGTGAGTTACACCTTCGATCGATTTGTGGACGGCTACAGCGGCCTCAAGGCCATGGCGAAGGCCAATGGCCGCAAGGTCGTCATGCGCCGCAAGGGCGGTAAGGTGGAAATCTCTCTGCCGCCCGTTGTAGACTATGCGAACAAGGTCGATTCCGACCTTTTGGATTTCACGCTGACCTCAATTCACCGCTGTATCAATCACCTAGTATGTGTAGGTACTGGCGAGCTCGAGAACCGCGCCGTAGTCCATTTCTATGCGGACACTGCCGGTAACGTCAGCCACACCCAGAGCCTTTTTGGAGTCGACGAGATATGTGCGCTCTACGACTATAGCAACGCCGACGAGGCGAAGCTCGAGGAGGAGGGCGGCAAGAAGCTCAGGGAGTACCAGACCCGAGGCAGCGTCGAGGTCGACGCGCACGACGACATTGACGTCGACGTCGGCGACATTATCTCGGCGCGCGATAACGCACATGGTAAGACCGTTAGCGCGATCGTGGTGAAGAAGATCGTGCAGGTCTCACATGGTGTGGCCACATACACGTACGAGGTCGGCAGTGAGACCACGACGAAGAACTCAGCCAGCGCGATCGCCGACGGAGGTGGCGGGCACGCGTATTTGGCGGGAAAGGGCCTGAAGCTCGAGAACTACACGTTCAGTGCGGAGGTCGACGCGGAATCGCTCAAGGCCGTTGAGGCCAAGGCCGACAAGGCCGTAACAGACGCCTCGAACTCGCTCCAGACGTGGGCACAAGCGGATATCGCCATGGGAGAAGTGTCCACGCTCACGGAAGGCTCTAAGGCTACCGCGTCGCTCTCAGGCGAGGGGCTGGTTAAGACGCTCTCACTCGGAATTCCACGCGGTGCGACCGGTATTCAGGGTCCGAGGGGTGAGCGCGGCCCGCGAGGTGAAATCGGACCGCAGGGCGAGAAGGGTGACACCG